CTTGTGGGGGGAACCCTCGAATGTTGAACTGTGTTCAACTCCATCTGTATGCCTGATACATCAACTAGTCGTTCTAGGATGGTAGAGGTGCCCGATACAGGTCATTTGGGGTTTTATGCCCAGGATGACCTCGTCGGTGCGCCTCTTTTCTCTGATGTGCGTAATGTGTCCAATAGTGACCTCATGTCACTTGATGAGCGCATAACGCCAGAGATCGGCGGCGGGAAACGTATTTGGAAACCCTTCGAGCATTATAAATGCTCGTTGGCTACCCTAAACACGAGTCTCGGCGTGAAATATTCTACGGCTGATGCCGTAGTTGATATTCACAATCCGTCGCATGCTTATGCTATAGTACGCATGAGCAATCCGTTATCCCGATTAGTTGCATTCAACCTGGATAGTGGCGGCCCACCTGTTGTGGGACTGCCATCATTCGTCGTCGGTGCGTCGGACAAGGGTACCGGGTTTATTCCCGCTCCACTTGACCTTGATAATCTTATAGGTGCTGGACTAAAGTCCATCCTACCGATTATTAAACCGAAGCTCTCTCTCATCAATTCTTTGATTGAGTTGAGAGACTTCGAGACACTACCCGCGACATTTCAGAAACTCTCGCGATTCCAATTCGGAAGCTTGAGTCCTCTGCAATGGTTGAAGGGTTTCTACGGCCCAAACGCTGGTGCCCGTAGCGGAACCCGTATAGCTGCTGACGTGTACCTCCAATGGAAGTTCAACGTCCAGCCGCTTATCTCAGACGTGATGGCCATTAAGGCCTCACTACAGCAAGTCGCCAAACGTATAAACGATTTGGTTACTCGTTCGGGAAGGACGATCGAATCCCATTGGACTCGATCGTGGCGTGAACATGAAGACGCTGAAGAGGATCAGTTCCACGGTTACGGTCCGGGTTTTCCCGTTCCTAACTGTTATGGAACTTTCCTCACTAAGCGTCGTGTTACCACGTTACCTTCTTTATTCCATCTACAACTCAAGTATAATTACAACTATACTGAGTACCAAATCCGGTTTGCCGGATTGAATGCGCTTCTCGATATGGTCGGGGTTAATTTTAATCCCCGTATCATTTGGGCTGCCATTCCTTGGAGTTTCGTTGTCGATTGGGTCTTTGGCGTAGGCCAATGGCTCGATCAGTTCAAAGAAACCGCGATGGGACCGAAGATCAACATACAGCAATGCCTCTGGAGTATAAAGCGTCAACGAAACATCTCTATCTCTCGCACTTTTGGCGGGAGTGATGTTAGTTGGCTCCAGTATTCTCGAGACATTCCCTGTCTCAACTATGTCGAAACCGCCTATCGGCGGGATCTCACAGTTCCGACAGTTTCCGCTATAACTCAAAGCGGACTGAGCTCGTCTGAGTTCACGATAGGCGCCGCGCTGATAGCAGCTCGGCGGCCTAAGCGATCCAAACGTTAACAACAGTTGGCCTCGGCCAACAGAAACCAAAGCATGCTAAGTAATACACTTAACACCAACGAAATCAAGAACTCGGCAGGTACGGAAGTTGAATTCCAACGCCTGTCGTCATCCGACCGTTCTACGGAGTACGCTCAGATTACTGAGAGTCCTTCGAAGCCTCACCGACTCAGCATTAAACATGCTGAGTCTGGTGCAGGAATCAACAAGCGTCGTCGCTCGGTCGTCAGATTCGACAAAACAGTCGCGTCTGACGTCGATACGACCAAGCTTGTTGTCGTCTCCTTCTACGTCGTGATGGACGCCCCTGTTGGGGCGCTCACTACGAGTGTGGAGATGGCCAACGTCAACGCAGAGTTGATGTCGTTCATGGCGTCTTTAGGCGCCTCGACGACTATTCTCTACGATGGCACGGGTAACGGTTCGGTTGCACTTCTCGCCGGCGGGCTGTGAATGCCCACTTCGAGAGGTTGTTCTTGGTGGCCCTAACGGCCACGTTGCTCATGTTTGCAGGTTGTAAGGTCCTTTCTGGACCCGATACGGCAACCATCGCTCACACTCGCCTAAATGGCGAATTTGAACTTTGGGCCACTAATCGTGGCAAGAGTTTAAATACTCTTGTGCCGTAACGACTTGCTCAGCTACCTTGGCTGATGTCTACGATCGTAGAGTACTCCCAATTCCCAGTCCAGCTTCCGTTTGCAGTACGCTCCTTTCGGAGAACAATGCATTCGGGTCCTTGCGGTTCAACCGCAAAGTTGCTGGTCATGGAAGTTAAAGGAGCACTCCCAACGTCATCGTAGAACCCGTCAGTGTAGACACTACCCATCGATTCCCAACTCAATCCTGGCACGGTAATGATGCGTTTGCGCGACCGGATAATCCGATCAAACAAATTTTGCTTCACCCGTGTTTTGGGCCTTATTGTGGATTCGAATGTTGTGGGGGGTATTTGATCATTCATGGTCGAGTACTTAGCTTGAGTGACATCGTTAGATTACGGTGTATTGCATGCTCTAGGAAAGGTACCAATTGTGGACCTTAATAAGAGCCTAGATGAAATAGAACTCATCGCTGCCTTACTCCGTAACGTTCATTCGTCACATGGAGTTTGGTTCAACAAACGCGCCCTAAAACTCACAACTGCAAAGTTGCGAGCTAGGGTTTTCACTGAAGGAATAAGTTTTCTTACGAAAACTTTGCCCAAGTTAGGTAGAGCGCTAGATAAAGCGCTCGCTGGTACGGCACAACTAAACTCTACGAGTTTAGGCTTTAAAGCCATCACTGGTAGTGAGCTCCCCATGTTTATGGGAGAGTTCTTTAGTCGTGTCCTCCAACCTAATGGTACGGCCCTTCAGAATCCGTGTGCAACAAGCATACGTGTTTTGAGGCAAGTACTATTGCAGTATGCAAAGTATGAGCTCAAATACACAGACAAGCAAGAACAAGAAGTTCTCAGCGCATTTAAACGCACTGAGGACGACCTTACAACATACAACCAAACATTGGCTAACCGACTCTTTTGTGTCGGAGAGCCTCTGTCAAACCTACGTAACACCGATCTTGAGGACCGGGACCCGCAAGGGTTCCCGAAACTCAGAAACCGTCGCATACCGGCTAAACCTCACGTTCCTTACGGAACGCGGGGCGTCGATACTGCTGTCGGAGACGATCGGCTTCCATACGGACCTTTCCCTTTATTGGGAGATCTGCAGGAAGTTTGTCGACCAGATTGCTGTAATAGCAATTCCGGAAGACTTCGAAGTGAACGACTGCCGGACGGGGAAACCCGTACGAACAGTCTTCACGTCGCGACCGACGATGAGACGCAATGGCGAATGGTTGTACGCGTCGCGAAAAGGCGCTTAAAGCGTCTTTTCGTGAACTTCGACCCGAAGGATATTATCCCACGTCATGGACCTGGTAGAGTTTCTGGGAAGGAACTCTATCACGATAAATGGCATTGGAGTAATATACCCGATCGTATCCTTACTGTCTACCCCCTTGATGAGTACTTTTACGCATCTTTGGGCGGCGTATGTGATAGTTATAAGGGATTTTCATCCCTTACTTCAGATGAATCCTCGGCCAAAGTTCTTTTGGTCCCAAAGGATTCTCGCGGCCCTAGGCTGATATCTTGCGAACCCCTTGAATTTATGTGGGTTCAGCAAGGTTTAGGCAGGGCTATTGTTAAGCATGTGGAGAGACATGTGCTCACAAAGCACAATGTCTTCTTCACCGACCAAGGTCCGAACCGCCGAGGAGCCTGTTTGGGCTCCGAGACGGGGAAGTACGCCACGCTTGACCTAAAAGAGGCCAGCGATCGCGTTTCCTTGGAGTTGGTTCGCCTACTGTTCCCAGAGGGTCTTAAACCTTATCTGGAGGCATGTAGGAGCTTGTCTACGGAGCTCCCGGATGGACAGAAGTTACCGCTTAAGAAGTTCGCGCCAATGGGGTCAGCTTTATGCTTTCCTATCTTGGCGTTAACTATCTGGGCTATTCTGTCTGCAGGAGCTCCTGATGCAGATACTCGTGAGGGTATCTTAGTGTATGGTGATGATGTCATTGTCCCAACGGCTTACGCCGCGAACGCAATGGAACTACTCGAATCGTTTGGTTTATTAATTAACCGCGATAAGAGTTGTACCAGTGGTTCCTTTAGGGAATCATGTGGCATGGATGCCTTCAAAGGCATCGATGTGACACCGGTCCGCATTCGGACCCTATGGTCATCAGCGCCCAGTCCGGAATCCTACGTTTCATGGGTTAGCTATGCTAACTCGTTTCTTCGTAGAGGTTACCGCGAAGTCTACGATTACATCGTAGAGTCATTGCACCGTTTATACGGCCCAATCCCAGCGGAGGATATGCATCTTGCATGTCCTTCGCTTATCGAGGTTCCGAGAGAACTCAGACCTAAGAAACGTCGAGTTAATCAAGACCTGCAAAGGCTTGAATATCTCGTTCGTGACGTTAAGTCGGTGACTTATAATCGTGATATTAATGGTTGGTCTATGCTGCTAAGATACTTCTCCGAAGGCGGAGAGGACTTAACAGTTGAGCGTGCCGCCGCATTCCAGCGGCGTCACGTTAACATAAACTGGCCATCAAGTCTTGATAGTCACTTCGAGTGGGGGGATAATCCCCCTATCTCTGTCCGTCAGTACACGAAACGCAAATCTAGC